GATCCTCTCCGTGTCCTTCACTATCGGGCAAAGTAAAGACAGGAACGCTGCTTCTCATTGTTGATGGTGAGATGGCTTCGGATCCAGACATCAGCAAGAGACTAGAATCCGCATTCTCCTACGTGGGCGGAAGGGCAGACACATTATTTTCAGGTGTCTATGTGAAGGAAGGTATCCCAGGATTGATTGCAATAACCATGCTAGGGGGCATGACAGAGTCTTAAAATAATAATTGCCATTGGGTTTGAGAGACATAACGTTAAAGTTGTCGAAAAGTTTCTAAGATCTTAGAGTTTCTAAGATCTCTTCTCATGAATTTAATATGTATTCATGTAGGATCAGGCACCGCCCATGGCAACATTTGCAAACACTATAAAGCCCACACCCTTTGGATTTTTTGACTCAGACACAGATTTTCAAAATGAAGCTGATAATATAATTACGTTTGTTAAAAGAAAGCTAGGTGATGATATTCTTAGTGTTGAATTAACAAAAAAACAAATCTGGGCAAACTTTGAGGAGTCATTTTTAGAGTATGGCAGCATACTAAATCAGTATCAGGCCAAATCTCAATTAGTTCAATTTTTAGGAATGCCTACCGGAAGTATTTTATCTGGATCCGAGCAGAAATATCCGAGAGAAAATTTAGAATATCTGACTAGAGTCGCGGAACCCTACGGTATGGAGGCCTCCGTCGGAGGATCCTATGATGAGATCTCGGGATCCATTCAGCTTGAAGCAGGAGTGCAAGATTACGATCTCTATAGCGATTTAAAAGGAGCTAACGGATCCACAGCTCTCTATGCCTCCGGAACTTTTAATCAAAACCCTAGAACGAAGATGAAGATAACTGAGGTCTTCCATACCAGTCCTCAAGCTGCCTATAGATTCTTTGATACCACCTCTGCAATTAATTACTTGAATAATGAATTTGCATTTGAATCCTTTACCCCTGAGACAATATTTTACGTCTTACCCGTCTTTGAGGATATTCTGAGAGCGGGAATGCTTGATATTTCCAATAGGGTAAGAAGATCCAATTACTCGTATAAAGTAATTGGGACAAAAATTAGAATATATCCCACTCCTACAGGATCTGAGCCTAAGAAAATGTGGGTGAGAGTAAGATTTCGACCTGACCCTTTAAAAACTCCATATACAGATGATACCATGTACGGAATTTCTAATTTGTCAAATATTCCCTTTGGAAATTTAATCTACACGAGAGTCAATAGTATTGGACGCCAGTGGATTAGACAGTATGTGTTATCTCTCTCAAAAGAGCAACTAGGTTTGATTAGGTCCAAGTTTGGAACCATTCCAATTCCAAATGCAAATTTAACGTTAAATGGAACTGACTTAGTAACGCAAGGAAGAGAAGATAAGACAAATCTCATCACTCAACTTAAAGAGATGTTGGAAACTATGACATATGACAAGTTAATGGAAACTGCTGCAGGTAGGTCTGAAGCAATTCAAAAACAGTTAAGGTTTGTTCCTATGCCTAACGGCTTAGCAATCTTTATGGGATAAAAAATGTCTAGACTTTTTATTACACAACGTGAAATTGATTTTATCAACGACACCACAAAAGAGATAGTCAAGGATGTGATCGGTCAAAAGATATACTTTTATGCGATCTCAGAGGTAAAATCTAATGTCCACGGAATTTATGAGGAAGCTCCCAATAAGGTATTTGAAAATCCTATTGAGATAGGATCATTAGTGAAATATCTCCCGCAAGAGATTAGAACAAATCAGTTTGGAAGTGAGGAATATTACTCCATTGAGGTGTATATTCAAAAAAGAGATCTTATTGATAAGGGAATTGAGATAAGAGAGGGAGATTTTTTCAGCTATGGTCAGACATTTTTTGAGGTCATTCAGGCACCGGACAGTGATACCATCTATGGTGAAATTGAATACATGTCTTTCATTACCATAACCGGTAAGCAGGCTCGTCAGGGACAATTTGTTACACATCTTTTTGGTCCCACTAGCGAAGAATATTCAGATCCCGATGCAGTTCAAAAGACTTTTGTTCAACAGCGGGGATTTAAGAGAAATAAGGAAGGTATTACAGGAGACAAGCGGGCTTTAATTGAGCAGGGAAAGGTAGAATTACCTCCTGCTCCCGCACCTGCTGAGGTATCTCCTGCTGGATCCCCGGGGACAAAGGGAGGCTCATCATTCTATGATGAGTCATAAGGGTTTATAAGTGCCATACAAACCGTCAAATTTAAGATCTGCCTATGAGGGTACAAATGTTCCTGATGATTTCTTTATGCCTTCTTGCGGGATTGAGGATGTTGACAGAGCCCTGTTTAATCTTTTTGATAAGGATTTACAATTTGAGGTTAAAGTTAACGAACAGACCACCAAAGTTCCGGTTGTTTTTGCAGCTGGAGAGAGATTTGCATTGACTCGGAGAAGGCAACCTATCCGTGACAAGAATAATGCTCTCATACTTCCTGTGGTGGCGATTGCCCGAAAGTCTCTGGATCTCTCTCCTGATCTCGGAGGATTTGGAACTCCCATTGCTCCTCGAGATCAGGAGTCCTATATCGTTAGAAAAAAACTAAGTCCCAGGGATAGAGATTATCAAAATCTTATCAACAAATTGATGCTAAAGAATCAGTCTAATGTGGCAACAAGAGCCAACTTTGGGAGCAATGATATTTTTCCAGGTAATACCTCTAAACCGGGAACTGTAGCTTCCAGAAGAAATAAGGGAAATATGTCCTTTAAAACAAGTAAGAACGGATATTTGCTTAAACCTGATCTGGGAGACAATATTTTTGAAATTATTACCATTCCTTATCCTGAGTTTTTTCTAGCAGAATATGAAATAATTTTTTGGACTCAGTACACCATTCACATGAATCAGCTAATTGAGACAATGATGGCAAGGTTTAGCTTTCAAGGTCATCAATTTCCACTATCAACTGACAAGGGATATGAATTTGTTGCATACGTAATACCTACTCTGACCAGTGGAGATAATTTTTCTGATTATTCAAGCGAGGAAAGAATAATTAGATATTCTTTTACCATAAAGATTCCGGGATATTTAATAGCTCCAAAACAACCCGGGCTGCCATCACCTTTTAGGAAGTTTTTATCAGCCCCCCAAATTGAATTTGGAACCAAGCAGGTGAGAGCAGACATGGCTAGAGATATAGAATCAGACGTCGGAACGACAGACATCAATAAATTTATTCTCAGTGATGTGGAAATTTTGAACAAGAAAGGAGAGGTTCCCCTTCAAAGAGGTGAGGATGATTTTAAGTTGGTTGAAACCATAGAGGATCCTTTTACAGGAAAAACTGTAAGAAGAAGAGTCAAGGTATTGACCAGAAATCAGAGATCCGGTGAGACCGTTGCCAGCTTTAGAATAGTGACTGACCTCGATACCATTACTAACGAATAATCGTTGAATATCATCTTGACATTTGATATCTAGCAAGATAGTTATAAATGTACAGTAAGTGCATAGGAGATTGTTAGATGGCCGAACAGACATTCAGATCGCCAGGGTTCTTCGAGAGAGAGATAGATCTCTCTCAGAGAGAGCAGGAGATCATTGGTACTCCAGGAGGAGTCATTGGAACTGCTGAGATGGGTCCAGCATTCGTTCCCGTCACTGTCGGCTCTTTTTCTGATTTTAGCGCCAGATTTGGAGAGCTAGATTCCACTAGATTTGGACCGTATGCGGTTAATGAATTTTTGAAGCATCGTACAGCTCTCACTTATGTTAGAGTTCTTGGTGCTGGAGCCAATGAGACGTCCACCGACATCGAAAATACTCGCACCTATGGCACAGTTAAAAATGCAGGGTTTCAGGTGGTGGGCAGGGCCCCCACTGGAGCAGGAGTGGGACAAGGTGGCGTGCATTTCTTGTGTGCACGTCATCACGTGTCTGCCTCCTTAGAGGCAGTGGGATATCCTATCTTCTCTGATAATGACAGCTATGCATTAGCATCTAATGTTGCAAATCTTGTAAGAGGGGTTTTATTTCTCGCCACAGGGACATTTGCCCATGTTCTAGATTATAATGAGAATTTTCCTAAGTGGGGACTCTACTACGGCAGAGATGGGACTGATTTATGCACAATTGGACCCAACGCAGATCCATACATGAAAGGAAAATTTAAGTTCATACTCTCAAGCTCAACTTCCGGTGCCAATTTTGGAAACGATCAGGGAATCGCCGGCGTGAGAATTCTAACAGCCTCTCTTGATCCAGCCAATAAATCTTACATTGCTAATATTCTTAATACTGACCCGGGTAGATTTCAGATCGATGAGCATCTTCTTTATCTAGATTTCGCTGTTGAGAATGAGGTTGCAACAGTTTCCACTCTGACGAGCTCTGTGGGTCTTGTGTCCGGAAGTTTAGCAACTGATTCAAAAAGCTCGGTGGCCTACAGAGATATCTATGGAAGATATGATACTCGATATAGTCCATCTACAACTCCCTCAATTATTTCGCAACCTTTTGGAAATAAAGAATATGATCTTTTTAGCTTTGAAACGATTTCAGATGGTGGTGCATCAAGTGATAAATATAAGATATCTATCTCTAATATTCAACGGTCAATAAATCCACAAAGTGAGTATGGCACATTCACTGTTGAGGTTAGAAAGTTTGACGATACTGATACCAATAAGCAAACTGTGGAGCAATATCCGCTATGCACTCTTGATCCCAATGATGATGATTTTGTTGCAAGAAAAATCGGAGATTTTAAGGTGGTGTTTGACTTTGATGCTGAGGATAAGGGTGAGAGAAGACTCTCCCTTTCTGGAAAATATCCTAATATTTCTTCTCGAGTGAGGATAAAAATGAGCACGCCCTTTGAGGAGGGAAATGTTCCTAAGTCAGCATTACCCTTCGGGTTTAAGGGAATTCCTGTCCTTAAGACAACTACAGGAATAACTGATTCAGAGGTAGGAACCAATTTGCTCTGGTGTTCAGGAAGTGTTAACACTAATGATGTCCTCGTAACATCGAGGACCTCTTTGACCTCGTCTATTGTTCCTCCACTTCCTTTTACATTTAAAACTACCCGAGGAGCAGTCAACACAAGCCCATCAATAGCAGCAGGATCACCTGGAGATGATGAGATTGCTGATAGCAGATACTACTGGGGAACAAAAGTTACTACACTTCCCCAGACATCCTCCTTAGCTAAAGCAATCTTTAATTCAAATGCCAGCTCTAAAATTAATGAGCTTGTGAGGTCTTATACCAAGTTTATGGGAATTTCCAAGATGGGAGGTCTTCTGACAGGAACACTTGTGAATGATGTTAATGATAATAAATTTACTCTTTCAAGAGTAGCACTTTTTAATACTCTCGGGGGCAAAACTCTCAACAATGCAGTGGGTGCTGAAATAACAGGATCACAAAACGAGCACATGCTTGAAGCCTGTTATCTCAGAAATGGTAATCCTGATGCGACTAATTATACGATAACAGATGGAGTACGGGCCGATAGACTAACACTAGCGTCTCTCCTCGCTGTAACATCCTCAGTTTATTTTAATAAATTTGCTGATTATAACAAATTTACGACACTATTTTATGGTGGCTTTGATGGAAATAATATTTTAAATGCTGATATGAGAAAGATGGATGATAGAGCTTCTTCTGCTGATACAGGAGGCCTGGCAGTCGCAGACCCAAATGTTGGTCTCTATGCATACGGAGGAACCACAGCCTGGAACGCCGGCCTGGCAGATAAGAATAATACAGTGGCCTCATATCGAGCTGCTTCTGAAATAATCTTAGATCCAATGCAAACTAGAATCAATCTCCTTGCAATCCCAGGCCAGAGGGATTCATACGTGACTGATTATGTTCTCGGTCTAACGAGTGATTATGCTCAAGCTCTATATTTGCTAGATCTAGCTGCATATACTGACGACGGCACCCGAGTATTTGACAACGACACCAATATAAATAAGGTAGACGTGACCAAGACCTCAGAAAATTTTGATGGTCGAGCCGTTAATAACAACTATGCTGCCGCTTATTTTCCCGATATTTCTATCAATGATGATGAAAATGGCAGGCCCGTTCGGGTACCATCTTCCGTAGCCGCGATGGCAGCTATAGGATTTAATGATTCGATTGCCTACCCTTGGTTTGCTCCAGCTGGATTTAATCGTGCAGCTCTTGATTTTGTGGTTAATACAGCTGCGAGATTAAATAAGGATGATAGAAATAAGCTGTATGACGCAAGAATTAATCCGATTGCCTCTTTTCCAAATGCTGGATTCGTAATATTTGGACAAAAAACTCTGCAACAGGCCAAAAGCGCTCTGGACAGGGTTAATGTTAGAAGAATGCTTCTTGAGGTTAAGAGAGTGGTTGGAAAAGTGGCTAACAAGATAGTATTTGAGCAGAATAATGCGGAGACCAGAGCAAGGTTCGTTTCTCAGGTGACTCCTCTACTGGCACTCATTCAAAGTCAACAGGGAGTCGACCAGTTTAAAATAGTCTGCGACTCCAGCAACAATAGCGATGAAGATGTTGAAAGTAATAGGTTGAATGGTAGAATTGTGGTTGTTCCCACTCGAGCTGTAGAATTCATTGCTATTGATTTTATTATTACCACATCAGGAGTGATCTTTGTTTAAGCTAATAAATATTTATGATAGAACTCGGAGAAGAAAATAATGCCAGAGCTGACATTTAAAAGCGCGGGAGTAAGTTCTCGAGAAATTGATCTAACATCCCCGTCACCCAGAAGACCTTCAGGGGTCCCAGCTGGAGTAATTGGAACTGCTGATGCGGGTCCCGCATTTGTTCCCGTTACTGTAGGCAGCATGTCTGATTTTACCACCGTGTTTGGAAATACAGACGGTGAAAAGTTTGGGCCTCTAGCTGTAAACGAGTGGTTCAAGAATGCGCAAGCCTTGACCTATCTTAGGGTCCTCGGAGCTGGCGACGGAAAAAAGAGAGCCACTGACGGATCAGTGACGAATGCTGGATTTGTTGTAGGTGAGCAGCAGGTGCAGGACAATGGAATAGTCGGGGCCAATCCGTATGCTATTGAGCTAGGCGAGCCCGGTAGATCCTATTTTCTAGGTTGCTACATGTCTGATTCTGCTGGATCCACCTATCTTAAGGACGCGGGATTGCAGGAGGCAGGGCTGTCAAGAGCCCACGCCATAATTCGAGGAGTGCTATTTGCAGCATCCGGGGTCATTCCATTGCTATCAGGAAGTAACACTGGAAATAATAATCAACCTTCAAGCACTGTGGCAATGCGTGACGAAGCTGTGGCCGTCGCTTCAGGCGGAGGAAATATTACAGGTTCTGTGAATCTGTCTGACGGAGGGTCCGAGTTCAAGCTGATCTTAAACGGTCACAAGTGGGCATCAGATGCTCCCAACTTCATCACCGCTTCCTTTGATCCTGCTAGCCCGATGTATTTTGCTAACGTCTTTAATCGAAGCCCGTTTGATCTCGAAAAGAAGGGCCATTATCTTTATACCCACTATGATGTCCATCCGGCTATAGCAGTGGTCACCGGAACACAGGTTTTAGTAAGTAGTGGATCCAACGCTCTCCTCGGAGGAATTGGAAATCATAATGATTGTGCCTTTATTCTCACCTCCTCTCTTGGAAGAGATGCAGGATCTAGTACAGTTCCTGACTATGAGCAATTTAGGGACAGATTTAGAACGCCGTTCTCTCCCTATGTGGTGTCACAAAAGTTTGGATCGGTAACATACGATCTCTTTAGAGTCCATGCCCTTTCTGATGGTGAGGTTCCCAATCATAAGTACAAGGTATCTGTTGAAAACATTAGACCCTCCACCTCAGACACCTATCAATATGGATCTTTTGATCTAGTGGTGAGAGACTTCTATGATAACGATCGTGAGAAAGTTGTCCTAGAGCAGTTTAGAGGGGTCAATCTGGATCCCGACTCAGATAGATTTGTCGCCAGGATCGTGGGAGATCAGAGAACATTCTTTGAATTTGATAAGACATCCGACGCACAACGAATTGTGGTGGATGGAGACTACACCAATAAGTCCAATCGAATTAGAGTCCAGCAGTCCTCAAAATTAAAAGCTGGTCAGGTTCCTGCCACAGCACTTACCGTGGGTCACCGAGGTGTTTATCATCTGGTCACCTCTGGAGCCCAGGGAACAGCCACATGGGCATCACAGATTCTTGCTAACGTCAGCTCCGGCACAACCGGAGACACCAAGTTCGGAGATGGCTCAATAAATGCCAACTACTTTGCTCTTGGTCTTTCGCAGTCTCTGGGTTGGGCAGTGGAACCCCCCGTTCCATTCAGAGATAATATCTATGTTGGAACCGGAGAGCAAAGAGCAGTTGATTCTCAACTTTATTGGGGAATGCAGTTTTCTCGGAAAACTAGTGCAACGGAACCCAATAAAGCAGGTCTATTCGATAATACTTTCAATAGTTACGCAGGATTCTTTCCGTACTACCAAGTAACCAATAGAAATGTTTGGGTGGGTAACAATCCTGGAACAGCTGATGTCAACGGAGCAGTTTTAGATTCAGACAGGTTTAATAATAACATCTTTAGTTTAGAAAGGCTAAAGGTTAGAACTGGGTCTGACACCAACGCAGATCCGCTCTATTGGGTGAGTGCTTCTTATTCACGAAAAGGAGGGATTGCTACTGATGAGGCTACAAAGACAAGAGCTTTTAATGTGGATGATCTTAAGGTGATGGGAAATCGGACATATGCAAAATTCTCCTTTTTCTTACAGGGTGGCTTTGACGGATTAAATATCTTTAATAAGGATAAATTTAAGATGGACAACAACGCTGCTAAGAGAGAGATGGATGATTCCACAAGCCAGGGTGGGAAAAACGGGCCCACAGTGGCATCTTATAGAAAAGCACTTGATGTCATGGGAAATGAATCTGATGTTGACATAAAACTCTTAGCCATTCCAGGAATGAGACACAGCTCGATTTCGGATTACGCTATTTCAGTGGTGGAGGATAGATTTGACTCCCTGTACATCATGGATATCGAGGAAAGGGATACACTTAATAATGTTGTCACTTCATCAGCAGTTCAAAAGATAGGCGTGGGAAATACTGTGGAGGCGTTTAAAAACAGATCTCTAAATACCTCATTTGCTGCAGCTTATTTTCCTGATGTCGTCTTACAGGATCCCACAACCCTGACTAACGTTAGGTGTCCCCCCAGTGTGGGTGTTTTGGGAGCATTTGCTCTGAACGACGCCGTGGGACATCCTTGGTTTGCACCTGCTGGATTCAGTAGAGGATCCCTTAACAATATTCTCTTTGCTGCAGTAGAGCTTAAAAGGGATAACCTGGATGAGCTCTATGATGCAGACATTAATCCCATTACTGACTTCCCTGGAACTCGTGTGGTAGTGTGGGGACAGAAAACCCTACTTGCTGCGCAGTCGGCACTGGACAGGGTTAATGTTAGAAGGCTGCTAATTGAGATTAGAAGAAAAGTTCGTGCTGTTGCTAACACTCTGCTATTTGAACCCAACAGAGCAGAGACTCTCAATAAGTTCTCCGCCCTGGTGAATCCCATCTTGCAGAGCATACAAGAGAGAAGCGGAGTGGAAAGATATAAGGTATTAATAGATACGACCACCACCACCCAGGCAGACGTTGAAAATAACACCATAAGAGGAAAAATATTCCTCCAGCCCACCAAGACGGCAGAGTTTATTGCCCTCGATTTTGTGGTTACCAATGCCGGAACTGAAATTTAAAAATTTAATAGTAGAATAAAGTTGACTAGAGAAATATTTAATACCGATTAGGAGAAATTTAAAATGGCTGAAACACTCGCCGTAACGGACATGCTTCCCAACAAATTCGAACCCAAAAGAAAATTTCGATGGGTTTTTCAGCTCGAGGGAGTAGATGCGTTCCTTATGAAGACGGCAAATAGACCAACATTCACATTTGAGGAAGCTAAGCTGGATTATATTAACTCTTTTAGGTATCTTGCTGGAAAGATGACCTTTAATGAGCTGGAGTTAACACTATATGATCCCATCGCCCCCTCAGGAGCTCAACAGGTGATGGAGTGGATTAGAACTCACTACGAATCTGTCTCAGCCCGCGCAGGATACGCTGATTTCTACAAGAGAGACTGCCAGCTTAAACTTCTGGATCCGGTTGGAACAGTTGTGGAGCTTTGGGATATAAAGGGAGCATTCATTAAATCAGCTAACTATCAGGATTTAGATTATGCTGCTACCAATGAGCCAGTTGCTATTACTCTCTCGCTCAGATTTGATAATTGCGTGTTACAGTTCTAAAATCGTTTGTCTTGTTCCTAATAGGGTCACCATTTGGTGACCTTTTTAGTTTTAAATAATTATTTTACACTGCATTATTTCAAATATAAAATCTAAAATAGGAGTTAATGTGTCAGTTGACGATAGATTAAAGAAAAACCAGGTCTTTGGAGGTTCTGATATAGCTGCTGGAATGCCCACCAGCAACGTTGTGGCAGATGACTTTGGTTGGGAGGTTCCGGTGGAAACTGTTCCTGTACCGTCAGAGGGAAAGACCTATCCGCCTGGATCTTCTTTACACGGGCTAAAGACCATAGACATCCGAGCCATGACAGCTCGGGAGGAAGATATTCTCACCTCTAGAGCTCTCATCAAAAAAGGAACAGTTATTACTCACCTGTTAAATTCATGTGTGGTAGATAAATCTATTAAAGTTGAAAATATGCTTTCTGGTGACCGAAACGCTCTAATGGTAGCTGTGAGAATAACAGGATACGGGACTAGCTACAGAGTGGATGTAACGTGTCCCGAGTGCAACGAAAGATCAAACCAAGATCTAAGCTTAGGGGATCTCCCCATTAAAAGGCTTCAAATAGACCCGGTGGAAATTGGAAAGAATTTATTTTCATATACACTCCCAGTTACCGGCAAGGAGGTATATTTTAGATTTCTCACAGGAAACGATGAGGAAGAGATGTCTGTTACTGCAGAGAGAAAAAGAAAAATGATGCCTGACTCACATTCTGACTCTCTGGTGACCTCAAGACTTGAAAAGTCTATCGTCTCAATAGACGGGGTATCTGATAGATCCAAGGTAAATGCCTTCATTAGAAGCATGCCAGCTCAGGATTCTAGAAAGCTGAGAAATTACATAGAAGAAAATGAACCAGGAATTGAAATGAAAATCTGGATGGGGTGCCCGCGCTGCTCGGAGGATTCTAAAGTTCAGCTTCCTCTCAGTAGCGGGTTTTTTTGGCCTCGAGACTAACCATCGAGAAGTGTTTCTCGAGCATGCTTTTCTTCTTCAATACTATTTGGGACTCTCCTATACTGAGTGCAGAAATATTCCAATTCAGTACAGGGTATGGTTCATCAATAGGGTGACTGCAGAGATCAAGAAGACAGCAAAAGCAAAATCATCTCGAGGATCAGACTCTAGAAATATAGATTTTGGATCAAAGAAATTCTCCTAAAAAAATATGGGAAAAATATGTATTAACATATAGTGAGACCTTCGGAGAAAGATAATGCTTGAAATATTTTTTCAGATTCTAGGAGGGTGGGTCTATTCTCACCTATCAGAATATTCAATTCATCGATGGATATTGCACAAGGCAGGCAAGAAAAGGGGACACCTTTTTTCATTTCACTTTCACTCTCATCACTTCAGTGCCAGAAAGAATGCCATGTTTGACCCCTCTTATGATCATCTCCGATGGGATGCTCACGGAAAGGAGTTAGCATCGTTACTTTTTCTGGCAATTGTTCACTCTCCGCTCGTGATGATCTGGCCGTGGTCCTATGGGACTATCCTATTCTCCATCACCTCCTATTATCTGATTCACCGCAGAGCCCACACAAAGCCTGAATGGGGCAGGGTTTTTCTATCCTGGCACTATGATCATCACATGGGCCCGGATCAAGATAAAAATTGGGGAGTTCGAACAGCGTGGCTGGATACCCTTTTCAGGACACGGGAAAAGTACTACGGAACTCGACGAGAGAGAATTGAATTTCAAAGAAGATTGATTAGAACACTAAATAGACAAAGAAGACTGAGATAGCTTTTTAAGAGCTTCCTATTTATGTCTAGGAAGAGCATAAGGAAATAAATTGGCCGAAATAAGCACTGAAGAACTTAGAACTCAGGCAGAGTTAATTAGCACCATAAATGCTAGTCTGAGAACCACGAATACAGAGCTCCAAAGCGCTGCGGGGTGGGCTGCAGCTATGTCTCGATCACTTCGAGATGAGCTTGATGAGCTTGACGGGGACCTCGATAGAATTACTGCATCGATGTCGAGATATACCGGAAGCGTTGAAGGAGGGGTGGCCAGTGCCTCCTCAAGCATTAGGGACTTGGCCTCTGAGGCTACGGAATCTGTAAATCGATCTACAAGCAATGCTAGCACTGCACTTCAAAAAGCTACATATGTGGTGGATGAGGTATCAGTACAGGCTCAAAATGCAACTGAATTTATGCTCGGAAAATTTGATGAGATGTATGGATATCTAAGCAAGGATCACTGGATGAGTTTTAGATACTATCTTTACTCGATAAGAGATCAGTATGGCGGCGCTTTCGGAGACATGAGCAATGCAAATCAGGAGTGGTCGGATAGCATGGTGGCGCTAGGAGCCAGTCTCTACTCTAACTTCAGTCAGCCCATTGATGGCACAATGCTTAGCATGCGGAATATGTACGGGTCCATTGAGGAGACCCGAGAAGTTCTAGAGGCCATGACGAAGGATGTGGGATTCACCTTTATGTTTCTTCGGGATCAGACTGAGGAGACCCTGGTGGATCTCAATGTCTATAGAAAAGGCTTGGGACTCAGCGCCGAGGAGCTCAGGGTATTTCTAGAAAGGCAGCAATCTCGATATACAGATAGCAGCAATGATATGCTTGATGAGGCAGCAATCTATGCTAAACGCATGGAGGCTGGCTTTGGAATCCCAGCCAAGGCCATAATACAAAATGTCGTTGGAATGACCGAAGCCACCAACACCTTTGGAAACATGAGCCAAAAGTCCATGGCTGCAGCATCCACACAGCTCACCCGACTAGGTCTGGATTACAGTCATATGGATTCTCTAGTGAGCGGATTCACAGGATTTGAGGGCGCAGCATCTAAGGTAGCTGATCTAACTGCGGCATTCGGACTCCAAATTGACACAATGGACTTAGTGCAAGCAGCCAATGAGGATCCTCTCAAGGCCATGGAGATGATTCGACAGGCCATGCAGGACACCGGAATGGATGTTAGAGACCTTGGAATGCAGGAGAAAAGGTTCATCGCTGACAGACTCAATCTTGCAGACATAGGCGTTGTGGAGAAGTTGTTTAGCCCTGACGCTGCAACAGAGTCCATGGAGGACCTCTTAGCAGCAGCGGAGACGGCTGCTGCTGGGGTGGACGAAACATCGGCTGCTGCCCTCCTTGAGGCGGACATTGCTCGGGTAACAGACTCAGTTGATAACATGGGAGCCAGTCTCTCTGAGGCATTTGGTGGGGAAGCAGCTCAGGCAGCATATGAGGTATTTACACACAATGCTGCTGTAGCTTCTCAGAATTTAATTGAGTTTGGACAGGATGCAGTTAGTGTTGGAGCCCAGGTAACTCAGCAGGGATTAGAACCTATAAATCGACTGGCCGGAGTGGCTATTGAGAGATTTGAACCCTTTCTCGAGATCTTTAAAAATCTACAGCCTGTTTTAGAGGAGCTGACAGTAGTATTAACTACATTTACTGAAGCTGTTGCTACGGGAATAGAAGAGAACCTATTGCCTTCTGAAGAGGGAATACAAGAACTTGTTACTTCCTGGAACGAGGGAGTAGGGAAGATGATAGACGGAGCTATCCAGAAACTCGGTGCATCTAATTTTGTTGGAGAGGTCATTGAGACATTTTCTGGAGTTACAGCGCCATTTTTCGAGATTGGTCAAGGCTGGGCAGAAAGCATTTTTCTCGGTATGAAAACTCAAGGTGCAGATCAAGTCGATGAAGTGATTGACTCCCTTATTGAAGGAGTCAACGGCGCTCTCGAGTTGGACTCTCCGTCAAAAGTTGGCATGCGTCAGGGCGCGGACTGGGCAGAAGGAATAGCCTTAGGCCTGGACACAGGAATATCTAAGTTGGGAGATGCCATGTCCATTCCTGAAATACCCATAATAGAACCCTTAGCAGCTGCTGCTATCGACATATCGGAACAGGGAGCAAACTGGGTAGAAGACATAGCCCTAGCGCTGGACACAGGAATATCTAAGTTGGGAGATGCCATGTCCATTCCTGAAATACCCATGATAGAACCCTTAGCAGCCACTGCCATCGACATATCAGAGAAGGTTAGCAAGTTTAATGAGCAGCTGGTGAGTCGGGTAATTGAGGCGAGACAAAATCAGCCTCCAATTCACCTAAATATCTCTCTCAACCTTGATCAACAGGGAATTACCGCTCTCTCTAGGGCCCTCGTTCAGCCTAATGATGATGGTTTCTCTCTTGCGTCCGTAACAACTTAGGTTTAAGAAAATGCCAGATAATAAAAAATTTCTAAAAAAGTTAAAAGACGATCCCTTTTATACTTGGGTGGATAAAAAAGTTTCCGAAGATGATAAAAAAAATCTTCACGACTCAATAGAGTCTATTGGAAAGAGAATGGAGAGAAGTCTTGACACTTTAAGAGAGCTACTTAAGGATCCAGAAGAGAGAAAAAGATTCGTGAAGAATGTGGATGAGGCTCTGTATCAGGTTGGAAAGACTGAGGGTGATAAGTAATGTCCCGTGAAACTCTTAAAGATTTCTTAACCTCAATAGGATCTGGAGCGGATCAGATATCCTATGTCCTCGACGACAGTAACGCAAATGGCATGATAGACTCTGGAGATGACTTGGGTAAGGACCCCGGAACCGGAGAGCAGCTGCTACAGCTAGACAAAACGGGTACTGGACTACTGGGGGATTATACGAAATTCATTATCTCTAATTTAAACTATTTTAAGCTGATGGGAGGAAATGAGGAGGCAGCGCCCACAGACCGGGGAAGTGTTATCAGCGTTGCTGAGAATCAGGGCGCTGAGGATGTTTTTGTGACCATATCTAATCCCTCCACCACACTGGGAATGGAACTGTCTCGTTATTCTAATAGCGGTGAGTTTGACGACACATCTCACACTCTTGACGATCTCATTGATAAGACGGGAGACAATCCTGACGCAAATGGAAATTATTTACTAGCTGATATTGTGGGATCTGATATCAACGAGACCGGAACCACGCTGATCTCAACTCCCGAGGATTTGGGAACTGAAGTAACTGAGTCAACATATGAGATTTTTAAAAACAATAGCAGATTCTCACCCGGAGTGTTAGGAAAAGCATTTTCAGAGGTGACAACTCCCTCCTCAGAGCTAGACAGCTCAGATTTCACCACTGTGCAAAATGATTTCGGAGATTATGATAAGGACGCCCTAACTGTCGCGCTAGATGATCTTAAAAAAATCGGAGGATCTCTAATGCTGAAGGCAACCGGATTTGATAATCAGGAGACAGCCTACAGCCCCTCGACCAGTGTGGATCCAGACGACTTTAACATTGATGATCTCACCAACCCAGAGACTGAGGCCTCCCGACAAATTGATTTTGAGCTGCTGAGATCTAAAAATGCCATGGGATTTCCCAGCATCGGAGATGAGTCTGCCCGAGCTGGAAGCGGTGACTTTCTTTCTTTAGATGAGGCGACCAGCACCTCCTATGGTGCTACTAGCACACCAGACAGCCCGTTCAATAAGCCCTGGAGTAGCACAATAATCACACAGGCTGCTGCAGCCATTGTGGCCTTGGCTAATGTTGCGATTGATTTTGATGATCAGTTCATGGGAGCCATTTCTGATGTCGGAAAGTTTCCCCTGGGAAGAGGTCCTCTCCTGATGGGAGAGAGCTCCTCTGACGTTCCCGCCCAGACCAGGTTGATCCGAAGTCTCTTCTTAGTCAACACTGACTATCCGTTTAGACAGTGTGTCGACGAGGGCTCTAAGATATTTTTTGGTGATGTTTTGAGAGATCTAAGCCAGTCTGGTGTTGAAGGATACCAGTTTATCTATGAGTCTCCAGGATATTTTTTATCCCTGGCCAGAAGCATTATTAGATCAGCTGATCTGATTTCTCAGGAGTTTGAGGAGGCCAGCAACAGGGGGTTTGATTCGTCCTCCACTGTAAAGCTATTTCAGGTCATCTCTAGCTCTAAGGTCTTGAGTCTCTTTAAGGTGCTTGCCGTGACCGGAGATATATCTCTCATTCGCTCCATGGGACAGGGAATTGAGAAGGCCATTGAGGATGATGGATTCTTTAATGTCGATAAGCTTCCAGATGGCCCTGCCACCAGAATAGCAAAAAGTCGTACGGACGACGGACTGACCAACATGTCTCTGTCCTGGAGAACCAGCTCCCAGCCTGCTCTCTATATTCTTCCTAGATCTGTCTACGGAGCCGTAGTTGATATGAGTACTGCGGCCATTGGAACGAACCCACTCAAGGGAATGATGGCGACGTCTCTCGTAACCAAGACGTACTTGGATAGAAGACTACAGGGAGACTCGTCCAGAATACCGGGAGATGTGGTGGAAAGAATGGAAAACCTTTTAGATTCTGAATACGTTCCCTTTTATTTTCATGATCTCAGAACCAATGAAATTTTAACTTTTCACGCATTCTTGAGCGAGCTTAGTGACACCTATACGGCTAACTATAACTCTTCTAAGGGATTCGGAAGAGTTGATCCCGTTTACACCTATTCTAATACAGACAGATCAGTTTCTTTTTCATTCATTATAGCCTCCACCTCAAAGGAGGATTTTAACGAGATGTGGTGGAAGATAAATAAGCTAACCACCCTGGTCTATCCCCAGTGGTCAAGAGGTACCCTGGTTCAATCCGATGGGGGCTCCTCCTCGTTCATCCAGCCCTTTAGCCAGATGATCTCCTCCTCTCCTCTAATTAGATTAAGGATTGGAGACGTGATTAAGGGAAACTATTCTAAATTTAATCTTGCTAGAATATTTGGCATAGGTAATGATGATGTGTCACCCAGTGCTGACACCCTCGTGTCGATGGCTGCAGATGCTATTTCCGAGAAAGCCGAAGCATTTGTATCCGGCGTAGAAAATTTTGTGGATGCTGCTCGAATTGCTGTAATGGAGGCCTTCTATCTTGTGTATGGAACTCCGTTACAGTACGAGGGAGACCTGGGTGGACATAGTGTATCTAGAGCTGCAACCTCTGTAATTTCTCAGGGTTTAATTAATGGATTTGCCAATCCCATTGTTCTGGGAAATGTTATAAATCGACTTCAGGATCCCGACAGTCAGGCACTTTCTGTTCCCTCCTTCGGAGGAGCTCGAGCTGTGGTTCAGGGTGCAATTGACTCAATCTCAAGTGCTCTTTCTCTTTTTTCTAGTTTCATGGAAGATGAGTTCGGGTATCAGATAGGGGATAATGTTTATGTAAAAGCTAGCGATGCGGGTCACTACGTAACCGATGATCAGACACTTGATCCTGACGGAAATCCGTATCGTCTGAGGCTTTTTAGACCTCTGCTGGGAAAGGTTATCCTCCGAGAGACCCTTTTTATCGAGACGATATCCGATGTAAATGAGGCAATGATCTTCCGCGGCGGAAGCACCCGAGGAAGACAGCAGAAGACCATCTACACTGTCCGGCTAACTGACCTGGCAACTCCGGGAAAATTTAAAGATAAAAACATTAGGGTAACACACAATGATCTCTATCCGGACCCAGACCAAGTTTTTAATAGGTTAATTCTTCCGCTGATGGACCCCATGCAGTGGGGAGCCTCCTTTCTCCAGCCAGTGGCCAATGAAGCAGCCTTAGCTGCAGGAGTTCCCGTGGACACAATTACTATGGATCTCACCCAAGCGTCCCAGTTCATGAGCGGATATGATGAGCTTCTTGGAAGAGAGGCTAACCCTGTTGCCAAGTCCTTTCGAAGCACCCGAGGCCGAGGCCTGGGAGGTGTTATTACGAGACTAGACTATACGTGGATAAATTCTGATACCACCTGGGAGATTGATTGGAATTCTCGGGCACCCAAACTTTGTAAGGTAACTGTTAGCTTCTCTCCCATTCATGATCTTCCTCCAGGTCTGGATAACGAAGGATTTAACAGGGCTCCCCTGTACAATGTGGGACAGATCATGGAGTATGTTGCGGGAGATGCTCATGAGGACTCTGGGGCAGCTTCAAAACTAGCCTTTAGAGATGCTGGAAGGCTCGGCCATAAAAGTAAAAAGTTTAACGAATAGGAGACGAAATGGCATTTAGTAGATACTCATCAACACCCAGGCTGGATAATAATAAATACTTGGGAACCTCTGTCACCCCTTCTTCAATATTTTTTGCCGTTTCACGAGGAACCCTGTTGTACACAACTAGGGTTGTAAAAGGGGAGGAGCGTCTCGATACCATTGCTGGAGAGGTGTATGGAAACTCTTCTTACTGGTGGGTGATAGCTGCAGCTTCAGGAATCGGGTGGAACCTTCAGGTTCCTCCAGGCACCCTTTTAAAGATACCAAGCGACCTGGGAAAGGTGGCAAAGCTAGCGAGATAAAATGGGAAAAACTTCAAGTCAAATTTTAAGAGAAACTGGAATGGCATCGGTCCACGGAATGCTTGGATATTCAGACTGGATTGCCCTGATCTTAGAATCTGAAAGTGACACAGCTGCAGGACTCATATCAGATATTTCGGCAACTTTATCCAACGACACCTCTGATGTTGGTTCAAAAGCTGATCAGATGACCTATGATCAGACTGTCGAGATCTGTGATATTCTTTTAAATGTATCTGAGGGAAGCTATTATGCTAAAGACCTTATTACTAGAAGTGAGGATGTGGGATTAGAATCTCTTGATAGCATCGAGGGAGGTTTAAAAAAGATATTAAAAATATTTTATGAGTCCATCGAAGGTGCGGCCGTCCCTGATTATTTTGACTCCACAGTATCGATCAGAAACATGGTGTCAATAGGCAATGCACCTATCCAGGGAACTGCAGCGTCTGGAAATTCCTTAATAAATGCAAACCCGTCTGCTCCAGAGAGAAATAGTTCTCCTGCACTTAGTGCCATTCAAATACAAGCTCCCAGAATCTCTCTCGCCTCTCGAGATTGTGCTGCCGTATCTTTTTTTATGAATTCAATTCCGGTGATGGAGATATCTCGGGCTGTTCCCTATGTGGATTTAAAGTTCATAACTGACACTCCTATGGTTAATAGGCAGGGAAAGATCACGGGAATGTCATTAATTAGATTTCTAGGCCAGACCGAGGCAGGAGATGATAATCCTATTAGTAATGCCCTTGCAACTGCACAGCCCGCTGCTGTTCAATCAGTCGTGACAGACCCTTCTACCGGCCTGGTGGCAAGTGCTGTGGAGCTCGTGAATACCTTAAAGGGAGAGGGGGGATCCTTCGATTCTAGCTTAGGTCTAGGAAACGTATCTACAGCGGGATTAGAGCTCTTTTGCTCACCCCAGCTGCTAGTAAATGCCAATATTCATGATGCAGATCAAAGTCAATTCTCAGCTCCCGTGCTGGATAGATTTAGACCTTTTATGAGCTTAAATGAGGTAAGAATCAATGTTTACTCAGCTGGATCTAACATGGGACTGATGAATTGTAGAAGATTATTTTTGAATATAACTCTTCATGATAGATCGAGACTATCGGAGATAGCTCCTTTGATTTCAGCTGGATCATTTAACCTGACATCAGTTATCTTAAACTGCGGATGGTCTCACGGAGACGGAGCGATAGATAGTGAAAATATCTACGCAAGATTTTTAAACTCTCTAAGACTAAAAGGAGAGTTCACAATTGAAAAAAGTGATTATAAGTTCACACAGAACGGCGAGGTGGACATTAATATTAAGCTCGGAGATAAAGCCACTAATGTCTGTAGAAATGCTTCCATTTCAACAGGATATCGGGTGGATACCACAGCTGTCATAGCTTCAATTAATAAAGCCATCTCCGCAGCACAGCACAGTATTACAAGAATCCCTGATGTAATGCCTCTATTGATTTTAAAGTCCCCTGATGTAACTGACAGCTTGAATACAATTCCATCCAATTTGAATGATGAGATCCAGGCAGTAATAAATTCCTATAACTCTGAGACACCAGGAGATATTGGTGTGCTGGTGTCAACAATCAAGTCGATACTGGGAGAAGAAGCCTCAGCTGGATTAGCTTTCAGCATATTTGAAATTATCAATGATAAGCTTGCAAATCTTAATGCTAAGAATGAAAATGAAACCTACAAGACTGAAGATCCGTGGATAGATGATATAAATCAAGGTCCAAATTTAAATCTTGAAACCTACAGCTCTGAGACATTTAGGGATAGAGACAATTATGCCTCTTTTGGAAAGGCTGTGATGAGCTTTGTGGGAGCTCCGCTTGCAGCGACCAAAAAGTTCGATGAGGTCCAGGTGATATTTTATTCCTTCAATGATTCTGCTGGAGCTTATCACGGAGCTTCCATCGCCACTTTTCCGCTGAAGATATTAGAGATTAGAAAAAGATTTGAGGAAAAGACAAAAAATAGTCGTAACTTATCAATCTGGCAAGCATTCGACATACTTTCTTCCTTTGTAGATGATGAAAGTGCCACCCCATACGGAATTGTTGAAACGGATGTCGAACAGGTGATAAATGCTTCTCCCGGAGCTCAGGAACAACCCCAGACTGTCCCGTCTCAGATGTCCGAAAGACTCAGATCATTTGGTTGCGATTCTCCTGAGTTTATAACCCCGGATATTACATACTATCTAGAAACTGTTCCAGCGAACGTGGTTGATAGTGAGGGAGGGATATATAATTTACCGGGAAGAACAGTGGCCAAGATACACGTCTTTGATAAGACCACAAGTCCCAATTCCAGTGAAAAATTTCTCCTTCAGGCCTCCCAGGATAAATCTCTTGCAATTCTCTATAACGGAGTTGATTCCGGTCAATCATCAAATTCTTCGGACTCTAGTTTAAATGTCAACGCTGTGGAGGGGGAAAAAAGGGGATTTCTATCACGTCTTCAGGAAAAAGATCTGCTTTCTTTTTTGGGGTCCAGCAAGGATGCTTCAGTTATCTCAGTTCAGACTCAAAATGAGAACATTAAAAGGCTTATCTCAAATACGGTTCCAACCATAAAGTTTGGAGTTTCAAATACAGCTATTAACAACATTTCAATTAACGGCACCACCTCCGGGGAAATGGCAGATATTTTTATGTATAGAGCTTATCAAAAACAAAAAGAGCAAAATCCCGAACAGGGCCAGGGAGCCTCTGATGAGATCGGAGATATCCATCTCATTCCCGCCTCCATAGATCTAGACAGCTTAGGGTGTCCTCTCATTAACTACGCTCAAGAATTCTTTATTGACATGGGCACTGGAACCTCCGTTGACTCAATATACGCTGTGAACGGATTAACCCACACTCTTTCTCCTGGATCCTTCACCACCAGGGCAAGCCTCCAGCCAACCAACCAAAATGTAATAAAGTCTTATCGAGACATGCTGGAGGGTGCGGTAACTGTCATAGAGGAAATTTCAGAAGCAGAGTAATTGAACACATGACCTCTCCGGGTGTAAATTTACTCATGAATGTGTGTTTGCATCGGAGAATGCTTGGTACTCGAAGACATCTGGACTGTGACCTCAATAGTCAAGAGTTTCGATGGACAAGCTCTATTCCAGACGAGAGCTGGATTTTCGGAGGAGGTGAATCTGAGAAAAAGAGTTTAAATATAATTCTTGAGTCTCTCAGAAAGTCTGTGAAAAGTTATCCCGCTGATTCTCATAAAAGGTCGTGGGAGATAATTAGACCTGCTGGAATCAATAATGTTAAGTGGTATTGGGCTCTTCCCGATGAGACCTTTAAAAAGTATATTTCTGAGCTGCTAGATCAGCTTAGGTTGTTACTTGAGGAGGTGGATGATACATACTATACCCGAGAGATGGGCACGATTAGAGAGCTTCTCATAGACCTTCATCCGGCGAAGATAGATAGGAAAAAATATTCTCTAATTGAGACAACAGAAAAAAATATGACCAATCTTCACACCCTGAAGAGCTTTAGACCTGATCAGTCAGGATACGCAAAAAAAACTATCTATAGCCACTCATCCTCGGTCACTGGAAGGCTTACAGTAAGATCAGGTCCCAACATTCTCACCTTAAAAAAAGAAAGTAGAAAAATTTTATCATCCCGATATTCGGATGGAGAGATAATGCACATCGATTTTGTGAGCCTTGAGCCCAGAATCATTCTAGCTGCTGCAGGTCAGGAAACACCCAGGGATCTCTACACTCACATCTCTAACAGTGTCTTCGGAGGAGAGGTCTCTAGGGAGATGTCAAAGATCTCAACGCTTAGCGCAATTTATGGAATGTCTCCTTATCGATTTAAAAGGAGTACGGGAAGATCAGATGCTGCTAGAGTTTTAGGAGAGGTGAGACAATATTTTGGAATATCCTCCCTGGGAAGAAGACTTAAAAAGCAGATGGCAGATAAGGGTTACATAACGAATCTGTATGGCAGGCGGATATTTCCAGACTCAGACCTCTCTCATCTGCTGGTAAGTTACTACGCGCAGTCTTCCGGGGTAGATGCAGCACTCCTGGGATTTTCACAAATTGTGCAGGAGATTAAAAAGGATGATTTATCTGCTCTTCCGCTGTTTGTGATTCACGATGCACTGATAATCGATGTAAAAAAATCACACGTAGAAGATCTTGTAAGAATAATAGGTGATGGGTTAAGCTTAGAAAAGCTCTCGGGAAAATTTCCCATGAGCATTGAAAAAATTTAATCACGGGATTCACATAATTATTGTTATGAATTCTTCGGTCATCCTAACAGAAGACGATAATATTTCTGAACTGCTTCCTCACAAGAAGCTAAGCCAGATAATCTGGGAATCCGATAAGCTAAGGCCGGAAATAAGGGATCGACTTTTAAAAATAGCTGCTGAATTTTATTTCTTCCTTAGAATTCCCACACCCATAGAGGATATTCTTTTGACAGGTTCCATGGCGAATTACAATTACTCTAAGATGAGTGATATTGACCTTCATCTGTTGATAGATTTTTCAAAGGTGGATAAAAATCAAAAGATTGTAAAAGATCTTTTAGATGCTAAACGTGCCCTCTGGAATGATCGACATGATATCACGATTAAAGCACATGATGTGGAGGTCTACGCTCAAGACAAAGATGAAACACACTTCTCGACTGGAACCTACAGCGTCATTAGAAATGAGTGGATCAGAAAGCCCAAGCAGAAAAAAGTTGAGATAGATTTTGATGCAATTATAAAAAAATCTAAAAATCTAATGTCCGAGATAGACAAGGTCCTTAAAAGTCCCAATCGATTGGCAAAAATTGACAGGCTCAAGGAAAAGATTAAAAAGATGAGACAGTGCGGTCTAGAAGAAGGCGGAGAGTATTCAGTTGAAAATCTGACCTTTAAAATTCTCAGAAGAGAGGGATACCTTGAAAAATTATATGATACAGCCCGCGCTGATGTAGATGCACAGCTATCCCTCAACTCAGAATCTGTGGTGATGAAAAAAATTCTAAAAAAGCTCATTGAATTTAAACAATAGTCCCTCCATGTGAGAAAATATACTAGGAGGTTTATCATGTCTGAATCCAGTGGAGAGGTTCAAAGGATTGAGGAAAATTGGAATCTATTTAGAAAGTTGTGTCAAAAGGTTGAGGGCAGGTCCGATCAGCTTCTCTCTCTGATCGATCACCTTGGTGAGAGGCTCGTTCTCTGTCCCAACAGGGATAGAAATCTCTGGAGATCATGCAAGCCTGGCGGCCTAATTGAATTTTCCCTAAGCACCTTTAAAAACATGAGAGCTATAAGCAAGTCTCTAGACTGGGATACTTCAACAGAATCCATGATCGTCGCCTCTCTTTTTCATGCGATGGGCAAGGTGGGAGATCTTGATAGAGACACCTTCCTGCCAAACGACTCGGACTGGCACATTGAAAAGCTGGGTCAGCTGTACAAGTATGATCCTGATCTCCAGCGAATGACTGTGCCACACCGAAGCCTCCTGCTTCTTCAGCATTTCAGCGTTAATCTTTCTGAGGACGAGTGGCTCGCCATAGCCACCTCCCAGGGACCCTCGATGGAGGAGAACAAGTTTTACTCTGGATTTGAGCCGAAGCTAGCTACATTGCTGCAGATGGCTGTCAGAGCTACAAATTTAGAGGATAAGATATAAGATCTCACCTATTTAATAGTGTGGGAAAAAAGAAAATCAAAGAGGCTAGTGGCGCCATAACCGGAGTCCCTGTTCTGGGGGCAATGGGTGGGGGTGATGATTACAAGCAAAAGATCGGTCGTCCGACTAGACCCTGGTTTCAAACGAACGGAATTCCCAGCGCTGCGGCTGATGCGGGCTGGGCCTCCTGGATGTCCCGAGTAAATATGGGATATGATCCTGCTGAGGAAGAGTTCCCTATGTTCTTAGATCAGGATGAAGAAATTTATGATATTGAGGATGAGGAGAATATTTATTTAAGAACCCGGAAGGTCCCTAAGAACTTTAGGGTAATGCAGCCAATCCGAAAAGGAATAAGTGAGAAAAATATGAAAGATAAATACAGCCTCATGGCAGTTTTAGATGATTCTCCCCTTGAAGAGACGATAGATAAAGACCCGATGCATGAGGGTGCCTGGGGGGATGTGGTCACTGACATCCTTGGAGACGCAGGTATGGGAACATTAGGTCTTATACCAGGATTGGATATCGGTGTCTTGTTTCCGATGGCAATTGGGGTTAATATCACGCAGCTGCGAGATTCCACACATCGTGGAGAAAAGCTAGCTTGCCAGCTCCTCCGTGATAATACTCCGATGGGTGCTGCTCGCCTTGCTAAGTACGATGGCCTCGCCGATGAAATGAGAGATACAATCAGCGACATGCTCAGAGATATGATGGATATGATCCAGAGATCTTTTGAGGCAATTCCCGATCCGGGAGCTTCTGAAGCTGGCTCCTTCGCTGGCGGCAGAATACAAAATTTAAAAACTTTGCTCAGTGCATTGTCGAGATACGGCCGCCAGGCCAAAGCGTGGCTGAGAACTAGCAGAAATCCTGTTGCACGAGTCACAAGGATGAGCGGAATAATGGGTCCTTCTCCCAACTGGATGAGATCCCCGGAGGCCATCATGGCGAATCCCAGAACTGCTGCTAGAGTTTTAGGAAAGGACATAGGCTGGATTACTGCACATCCGGATGCCGCATTCGCTGCTTTAACCTGGTTCCAAAGACGTGGCGGTTGGAAGACAGTGGCGTTCCCAGGAAGAAAGCTGGGAACTTCGGGTGCTGTGGTGGTCATCGCCAGAGCATTTCAGGAATTCATAGTTGAACTTTACGATATGGAAATATTGAGTGATGCAAATGTTCCCCCTGAAACGAGATTCGTCTTGTTTAAGATGCCCTCTGTGTTGATTCTTTTATCTGATATGGTTGAGGGATACTATGAGCAAAGAGAACACCACCAGGCAGAAAATCCCCCACCGCTTTGGGACCATTTCCCCAAGAACCCCTATAACCCGGAGCTCCTGGAGCACGCCGGGTCGTTGGTGCCTGAGATCTGCCCAGGCGGCGACCGACCGATCACCGGACCACCCCGCGTGCCTGAAGCTCCCACAGACAGTGACTGTGGGAACGCTTATGACTGTTGGCTCCAGTCCCAGGAGGGAAGAGAATGGAGAGAGAGTGTGGAAGGTGAAGAGGAATTACAGGAATCGATTCAGCGATCCAGCCTTAGATCTTTTATTCTCGAGGCAGCTTTAGAATCTGACGATTCTGATGAGGAGACCGCCTATCGGAGCTCCCTGGGAGGCTATGCCCCCTATCCCACCATCGCCATGATGGGAATGGAGGTCAGCCCTGAGGAGGAAGAGGTCCTTGCCGATTATATCGTCAACTATAAGACTGACGTGGGATATAACGTGAGTCAGGCAGCTGAGGAGGATTCACAGTTGCGGGAGTTTGTCCGTGATCACCTCGAAGAAATTTTTGATCATGTGGATGAGACGAAGAAGAGATCAAAAAAAAAAGGTAAGAAACGGGTAGCCCCAGAAGAGGACCCTGATCTCGAGGAGTACAGCTCCGCGGGCGGAGCTGGAAGCGTTGGTAACATTGGATGGGTGGGACCCTTAAAGTCACCCACCAAAAAGCAAAGACAATCCCTTATGAGGATCGCTAAGGCTAGCTTCGGAGGCGGATAGATTACCAGTTAGTTACGTTACATTAGGTTAAGATTTTTTTAAACATTTAGCATTTTAAAAATATTATTAGAATGTAATATTAAAAATTTAGATATTACTTTATTGATCATTAATAAATTAAAATTTTGGAGAAAAAATGACAATTGATTTTGATGCGATCCGTCGCAAGCTTGATAAGTTAAGTGGAAATAATAGAAAGAGTTCCTTTTCATGGAGGCCAAAGGAGGGAGAGGAATATACCATTCGTCTGCTATCCTTCCCAGACAATGAGGGTCAACCCTTCAAGGAGTTGTGGTTCTACTATAATATAGGAAATAATCCAGGCCTGCTAGCCCCCTATCAGTTTGGAAGTCCTGATCCCATCCAGGAGCTAATTACAAAGCTCAGAGACGATGGCTCTAAGGAGTCCTACGAGCTCGCTAAGAAGCTCTACCCTAAGATGCGGTGTTATGCACCAGTTATCGTCCGAGGTGAGGAGGACAAGGGAGTTCAGGTGTGGGGATTTGGAAAGACTGTTTACCAGACTCTTCTCAACATCATGCTTGATGAGGACTACGGTGATATCACTGATCTAGAAACAGGTCGTGATATTAAGGTTTCTTGCGCTAGAATGCCCGGAAGAAAGTGGGCCACGACTGAGGTTCGACCCCGAGGAAAGAGCTCTGCTCTCTCTAGTGACGCTGAGACCTCCCAAAAGTGGTCTGATGAAATTC